GGTTGAGCTTCTCCTTGTGGTTGAGCTTCTCCTTGTGGTTGAGCTTGTCCTTGTGGTTGAGCTTCTCCTTGTGGTTGAGCTTCTCCTTGTGGTTGAGCCTCAGGTTGAGTCTCAGCCTCACCTTCTACTTGAACTTGTGGCTGTCCTTGTGCTTGACCTTGTCCTTGAGCTCCGCCCATAAGTGCGTTACCTGGAAGTTTTTCAATATCAAGATTGTTCATGTTTATGTATTTAATGATCTCTTCAGCGATGTCAACATCACCAAAAAATTGACGAAGGTTTTTACCTGTTGTATCTTTAACTTTTTTCACATAAGCATTGATTAATGATTGTGGAATATCGATCATAGTCTTAACTTTATAGATATCGTTAATTTGGAGAACAGATTCTTTAATAATTTCTTCTCTATTTTTTCTAATACGATAACTTTCAAATGTTCTAATGTGTTTCATTTTCAAATTCTGATTTTTTATAATGTATATATTATATTAAAAAAATGTCTTTTTTTCAATAATTAATTAATCAGTATTGCTATTAATATTCCTAAGATTGTTCCTCCTATACCAACACCGTAAGCTATGTTCCTTTTTTTCTTTAATGTGGATACTTCATCATTTAAAAGAGTTATCTGTTTATCTCTAACGGATATTTGGTCGTTGCAAAGTTTAGAATCATCTTCGCAGTTTTTTAATCTTTGTGTGAGATTGACTATCTGATTATCTTTATCAATTACTTGGCCTTTGTATAAGATTAAGTCTGTTTCTAGTTGAGAGACTTGTTTTTCAAGTTTGTTTATCACCTTTACATAAGAAAGACTTAAACTATCACATTCGGCTCCTGCTTTCTCTAATAGATTCACTAATTCAAATGTGTTATCAATTTTTTGAGCTTGTTCATAAGTCATTATGACAAATTTGTTTCCTAATGAGTCTTTTTCAATTCTTGGGTATTTTTGACTAAATGTCAAAAATGAAAAGAACATAAATAATGTTGTTATAATTATTGTTTTCATGAAATTATTTTAATTTTTCTAATAATGACTCAATTAAGTCTTCATCTTCTCTTTTTATTGGTTCTTTTTTCAAATTATCAATCTTATTTTTAGTTTTTTGATAATCTGATTGCCATTTGGTTACATCTTTTTTAGCCAATTTTAGTTCTAATTTTGTTTTCGCTAACTCTTGTTCTACTATTTTAATTAAATTGTCTCTTTTTTTAATTTCAATTTCTCTCTTATCAAAGTCTTTTTCAAGTTTAATATTAACAGTTTGTAAAGAATCTCTAACTTTTTGAATTCTTTCAAATTCTTGTTCTAATTTTTTATATTCTTTTTTGTATCCAGTTCCTTTAAGAAACCACATTGAAAAGAATAAAATACAGAAAAGTAACAGTAGAGCTGTTACTATATTTTGAATGCTTAGTTTAAAATTCATTTTTGGTATTTTAATTTTAGAATTATTTATTTTTTTATCCATGGTCTATATATAATTTTTTTTATGTTATTATTGATAATTAATTTTTTTATATATATTTGTGAAAAAAAATAAAATTTAATAAATGTATCAAACATTATATTGCTTCGACTTTGATGATACCTTAGTTCACACAATGCTTCCTGATCCTGGTATGCAAATTTGGGAAGAAAAAACAGGAAAACCCTGGCCTTACAAAGGTTGGTGGTCAAAGTTTGAAACTTTAGATATGAATATATTTGATACTCCTAAAAATGAGTGGACTTATAAAAAATATTTAGACGCCAAATCAGATCCAACTGGTTATTTATTTTTAGCTACTGGTAGATTGGATAAAGTTCCTGGAATGAGAGATGGTGTTCAAAAGATTTTAGACCATTATGGTTTGGAATTTGATGAGGTTTTTCTGAATTGGGGCGAAGATACTTTTAAATTTAAAACACAATTATTTGAACAAATGATAGTAAAAACTGGTTGTAGACATTTTATTATGTATGATGATAGAAAAGACCATCTTCCACATTTTGAAGAATGGGCTCAAAAACAAAGTTGTACTGTCACTGTAGTTGATGTGGTGAATAAAACTTTAAAAACTTTCTAATAAAACAATAATATAAGTCATATGGCAACTATAACAAAAAAGAAAACACAAAGTAAGGCAAAAGAAATACTTTCAAAACCTTATAGATTAGATTTACATAATGATGATTTTAACTCTTTTGATTGGGTTATAACTTGTCTAATGAAAGTTTGTAATCATGAATATGAACAAGCTAATCAATGTGCTCACATTGTACACTTCAAAGGTAAGTGTGATGTTAAGTATGGTGATTATGAAACCATTTCAACTATGAAAGAAAAGTTACAGAATTCAGGTCTTTCTGTTACTATGGAAGAAAATTCCTAACCAATTCCAAACCAAGTACCTCCCATATTTGATTTACCAGATTTTGGTTTAGCTTTATTTTTTGCTCTCAAAAATGAACCATAGTCAACGCCTTCAACAAAATCGATGTTACTCATACATTGATTTATGAATTGCATTATTTCTTTATCAGTGTGTTTATTAGACCACTCATCAACCATTTCTTTAAAGTCGGTTTTTTGAAATATAGAAGTAGTGTTTACGATAGTCATTACGCAGTCATCGTGTCCTACATCTGCTGCATATTTAATATTACCCGCTGTGGTTGTGTGCTTTACAAAAGTAGTGATTTCTCTAATAGTATCTTCATTGTTTATTCCAAATCCTTTTGAATACATCAAATCTTGATAGTCTTTAACCATTAGATTTTTATTTTCTCCAACTTTCAGCCCAACTTTTTCTTCCGTGGCGTCAATTCTGTGTTTATATCTTACAAAAATAGCTGATCCGTAATCATTTTTACCATCAAAAACGTGTGGCATTTCTGCTAAAAGAGTATTTCCGTAATTGTTTAACTCTAATACTACTTTTACATTTTCTGGATTGAAGTATTCAAAACAAATTAAATATAAAAGTTCTGATAATTGTTTTATTGATATTATATTACTTCTAAATATTCCTATTTGTTCTAATTTGAAGAAATCGACAAGTGATTTATAGTTATTTTTCTGCATGTCTATTACTTCTTTTGTTTTATTGTTAATTCTAAATATATTTATAACTGAGTAGTCTTGTCCTAATCCTTCTGAGATATCGACGGATATTATAACTTTATAATCTTTTCTTTTTAAAGGTATGAATATATCATCATCATCTACAAATTTCAAATCTGAGTAACTGAATTTAATTTTCTTATCAAACTCTAATATTTCTTCAAATATGTAGTTTTTCTTATTTTTTAACAACTCATCTATAATATTCTCATTTAACAATGATTTTGATGCATTTATAAATCTAAGACCATATTCTTGATTAAATGCGTCTTCGCCACCTATATCTTTTATAGCCTCTTCTTTCCAAGTAGTCACTTCAGCTAAAGATCTTATAGAAACCTCAAATCCCCTATTATCTTCAATTGATAAAGATTTAACTTCTTCATCTGAGCAATTCTCATTATTGTATACCTGAATTATATCTTTTTGTAAATCTGAGTTCCAACTCATTTCTATTTTTGTTTTATTATTCCATTTTTCTTTGTATAGTTCAAAAACATCTTCTTTTGTAATACCGTGGTCATATAATTTGTGTGTATTTAGTCTTAGATATGTCACAAATCGTCCAGGAACTTGATGCCAATATACTCTCATCGCTTTGTAGTTATTCTTCTGTGGATCCCCCTCTGGTCTTTCTGCATCTGTTAACAACTTATGAAATAAGTTCATACCATTTGGAGTTGAAGTGATAATAATCTTTGAGTTTTGAACAGCAGCGGTTGTTGGAAAAGCGGCCGTATAGTATGGTTCTATAATATTAGATGGTATGTGAGCAAACTCATCTAAGTAAAGCACATCAATAGTAAAACCGATAGCTGGAGTCTTTGTTCTAGCTGATGTTTTAATTCTACATCCATTTTCAAATGTTAATGACTTTTGATTCCAAGTTTTAATACCTGGCTTTAAGAAAAAAGGTAGTAATGAATAGATTGATTTAATTTTATCAACAATCTCTACAGCCGTATCTCCCTTATTGGCAACAATCATTATATTCTTATCGTTATCAAATAGAATTTTATGTAACATGAAAATAGCAGATGAGATTGTTTTACCAACCTGACGAGAAGCCATAAGTATATTAAATCTACTGTTTACAAAGTTGTCAAGTATTTCTTTTTGATAGTCTCTTAGTAGAATATTACCAATAGAACCATCTTCTCTTTTTACTTTACAGTATTTCTCAACAAAATAGTGTACATCCAATGCACATCTAACATATTCTTGTTGTTCATCTGGTGTCATTTTGAATGTGACACCGGATCTTCTTAATCCTACTTCACTTTTTAGCCAAGGATTTTGATATCGTTTAATAACAATACCATCATTTATTTTATCTGTTGACTCATCCACTAATTTAGTGGTGAATATCATTTGTTTTTCTTGTTGCTCTTTGGCTGCCATAAGGACAGAGAATATTTTTTTATATATATTGTAAAAAACCACTTCTATGTCTAAATCAGAGCAAGAAAGAAACAGATTAAAAGATGAGTTTGACCAAATTCAATCAGAAGGCGGTGAGTTTGATATATCTAAACACTTAGCAAAACCAGAAGATTTACCGGATTTAGGTGAAATAGAAATTTATGACTATGATGCCGACTTAACAGTTGCTAGTCAACAGTCTATGAATGTATTAGAATCACTTGTTGATTTATATTTAGGTGACGTTCCTCAGCTTAAAGAACATCCTTATATTAAAAATAAAATGAAAGAAGATGCTGTTGTTTATGCTGAAGGTATATTCTTAACAAAGATGACTAGAAAGAATTTCTTATCTCAATTGAGACAAGTAGACAATGGTGATAACTCTGCTAGAATGCACGAGGTTGTAAATCAAACAATTGGTCAAATTAGAGAAAATGCTAAATTCTTATCTGGTCAAAAAACAGAATTAGAAAAATTCTATAAGACATTAAGAAAAGACTTAGGTTATAATGAGATTGAGAATCAAGAACCTAAACAATCAGAAGAAGATGGTGACGGCCAACCGGACGGAGCAATTATGGACAGTAGATCACTTAATGAGATGATAAAGCAAGCAATGATAAATAAAGATGGTGAAAAGAAAGGTTAGAATCTATTTATAAATCTTTCGTAAGTTTTCATAATTCTATCAATACTGATTTTAATTTCCAAATTTGTAAACATATTTACTTTATTATAAGTAACTCCTTTTATATCTAAAATAATTTCATTTTCTTTTACTAAACTCTCTACACTACTTTTTATATCGGATTCGGTATTGGATAAGATAAATCTAAGAACGTCATTTATTGATTTTGCTAAATTTAAAGTTTTTATCTCATCATCATAGAAATAAATTTTCTCATATTTTGGTATTTCTTCGTTAGTGAATTTAGAACCATCTGTTTTGTATCCTACTAAATGTTGTAGAAGTAGTTTTACTTTTTTATGAGCCGTTTTATCTTCATCTCTGTTGAAAAATGTCTCTGATATAAAGTAATAATTTTTTATTTTAAGTCCAAGTTCTTCTTTTAAATAAGTTTCTAACTTCTCAATCAAAAAATCGTAATTTGATTTGGTATTTTTCGAGCAAATAAAATAAACATCATCATCAGAATTTTTTAACGTTATAAAATGTTCTTTCCATATTTTATAGTCTAAAGATTTAATTAAATCCGGTTTCATAAATTCTTGCATTGAAAAAGCTAAACTTGTGATTTCAATTCTGAGTGATTTACAACGATTCTTTATTTTTTCAAAAAGTTCACTTTGTATCCAATATTCTACACCATCGATATCAATAGATACTCCTTTTTTTCTATAAATTGATTTTCTTATCAGATTAAACTCTGATTGAGTTATTTTGACTAGTGGTTCATTTGGATTTTTTTTAGAAACAATCCAAACCTCACTGTCTACTACAATTGCGGTATTTAAGTCAAAGAAGTGTGCATTCATGATTTGTAATTAGTTACTTTATATTTTATTTCATGTGGCATATCATCAAATCTTGAACCATCGTAAGTTCTGTCTTTCCATTCAACTCCACCACTCAATTCTTTGTCAAAACTTCTACATTTGTTACATTCTTTTGGATGAACTAATCCTTCGTCTGTTTTAATAAAATTTAATTCTGTGTAAGTAAAATGTCCTTTACACCAAGGGTTTGAGCATACTGATTTAAAACTTTCCATATAGTATATATAAAAAAAGAAACCCATCAAATTGATAGGTTTCTTTAATTACTTTACTAAATTTTGACTTAGTGCAAAGTCGTATATTATTGGTAAGTTTAAACATCTTTTGAACTCTTCTCTTATATCTTTTAGTTTTTTAGATTTTTTGATTATGTTCATAATAGATATTCCAAATTCTTCTTGAAAGATTAAATAACAATAAGACCAATTTTTTTCATAGTGATCTAAACATTTCCATTCTGTGTGTCCGCCTGTTAACCAATATAGTGATTTTTCGGGTGTTATTTTATTTTCATCTATTTCAAATTCAAAATTCCATATTTCGTGATTATTGTCTAACATTTTCATCATAATAGCTACACCTTCTGCTATATCTGTTGTTGTTTCTTTACCAATTTCAAAAATAAAAGTTTCTTTTAGTTTATTTATTTTAATTTTTTCGTCAGAGAATACTACCTCTGATGGTTCTTCAATCGCTAATTTTCTTTTTTTCATGGTTTGAAAATTATTTTTTGACACCACTTATCCAAGTGCCGTTAAATTGTCCACCCTCCCATATTCCGTTCTCCCACGTTCCGTAAAATTCACCTTTTGTGAATACTCCGTAGTTCCAATTTCCTGATAGAAAGTTTCCATCATGCCAAATTAAAGTATTATTTTTTATTTCAATTATTGCATCACTAATTACAGAGTCAATTAACCAATAGAATTTTTCAGATTCTAGTATTTCTAAAATTTCTTTGGGGTGAGTGAAGACTTTATTATTGAATTTTAACTCTTTCGGTGGTGTTGCAAATGCTTTGCCTAAATTCATAGTTAATAAAATTGTTTGTTAAAATATATATTCTGACTTTTTTATCGAATATTTACTAAAACATGGATTTTTTAAGATTTTGATAAGAAAGTCAGAAATTTTTTTTTATTAAATATATGTAATAAAAAAAACCACTCAATTTGAGTGGTTTTTTAAGATTTTGATAAATCATCAAGAAACTTTTTTTCATTACTTGTCAATGAGTTCATTCCGGATTTGAATATTTTATCAAGAATAGCGTCAGTTTCAAGAACTTCGTTTAAGATATTGGAAAGTTTTTTATTTGAGCTTTTAGACTCTGTAAAAACTTTAGTATTCTTTTTAGTTCTAAAATCAGTAGGTTGAATCTTCAAAAGTCTATCTTTTTCTTTTTGAGAAAGATGATTGTAGTTGGAATTCAAATAAAGACCTTTATAAAGAGGTTTTGAAAAACTATCTCTTAAAGCTTCTTTTTTCACACTACCAATTACATAAGATTTGTCTTTTTCCCAGTATAATAGTGTAGAACCAGACTCTTTGAACACAGCCAATGTGCCAGGTTGTAGATTAAGTTGTTCACAGATAACATCAAGTTGTTGACTGTTATACTTTTTGACTTCAATACAGATAATATTTGACCAGTTCATCGTAGTGTTTTTTTATTTATACAAATATACAAAATTTTTATAGAAAACCAAAGAGTTTTTAAATTTTAATTTTTGTTTTTACTATTAATGTGTAAATATAGAAAATTCGGCATAAATAAAATAATATATACAAAAAAATTAAATCATTTTGATGAAATATTTACACTCAAGAGATAACTACCTGAAAAATATTAACGAAAGAAAAATAATCCAACAAGATAAAATGTTGGAAGACCTAACAACTAAATTAATTTTAGAAGAAAATGCTCCGGGGTCTGGTGCTTTTGGTAACAACGTAAAATGGGGAGACTCGCTTTTAGGAAGATTCATAAATTTTGTTATTCGTAAGATTGGTGTAGGTGTTGATATGGGTAGAATATCTTTAGTTTCTAAACAAATGAAATCTGAATTTGAAAGATTAGTTAGTGAATCGGCTATTAGAACACTTTCTAAAGAAGACCAGGAAGACATTTCAAAAGTTCAAATCTCTTCTATTTTAGGAGTTCTTAAAAAAGCTGTAGATGATGGTGAGAAAGTTAGTAAGATTAAAGACATCACACAAAGTTCTATTGATAATTTAGAAGCTTTAGAAGTTAGTGAAAAATCAGAAGAGTCTAAAAAAGTTATAATTTCTGCTTTAGAAGAATTTTTAAAGTTCTTAGAAAAGTATAAAGATTCTGATGGTAAAGGTGGTCCTTTATCTGAAGATGCTGAAAAAACTACTGATGATGATGTAAAAAATGAAGAAGGAAAACCTGGTGATAAAATATCTATCAAAACAGGATACCCTACAATGATTAAGAACTTGAAAGCTCTTTCTTTGGTTTTGGCTAATTATAAGAAATTTAAACCTAAGGCTATTGCATCAGCACCTGAAGATTATTTTCACATTACAAAAGGTGGTGAGACTATTGAGGTAATTCAAAAAGATGTCAAAATTAATAAAAATAAATTGGCAATTGAGCAAATCTGGTTATCAAATGCAAAAACTTTAGAACCTTATACTATAAAGGCTGATAAATCCAAAATGGACAAAAATAAATTACAATTAGGTAAAGATATAAAAATCAAATTGTCTTTAGTTAAAGAAAGTTTCATATTCGAGGAAGGTCCAATTCAAACTACTATGGTTGGTGATAAATCTGGTATCGGTTCTGGTGGTGCTAAAGATAGAAATGTCGGAACTGGAAAAGAAGACCATTTGACACAAGCTTATGGTAAATTAAAGAAAGCCTGTGAGGTGTTGGAAGATCCTAAAGATAAAGGAATCGGTGTCACATTTGATTTCTTAAAAGCTATCACTGATAAGTCACTTGATGAAAAAAACAAAGAAACTATTAAATCTTTATATAAAGAGATACTGAGATATTTAATTGGTGATAAAAAAGCTACTTTAAATGCACCGGCTGATAGTTTGTTTGTTGAATCTGTAGATACTATCAAAGATAAAAATAAAAAAATCATTGTAGCTGAGAAAATAGCTAGATTTACAGTGAGAGCTATTCAATTTGATGGTCAAAATCTTTATGGTGGATTGGGTGATTTGGGTAAACCACTTCAACAGTTTGTTGATTCAATGAGAGAATTGAAAAAAATTAATCCTGAAGAACTTAAACAAGTTGAGAAAAAACAAGAATCTATATTATTAAAATATAATTCATATTTAACATTAATTAGAGAAGCAGAGGGAGATGATCCAAAAACTCAGGAAGAACCACAAGGACAAGTTCAAGGTGAAAATAAAGAAGACAAATCTGCTGAGATTTCAAAAGAGATTAAAGAATACTTTGATGAAAACTTAGACTTCGAAGCTTTCTTACTTTCTGAAGAAGAAATAAAAGAAGTTGAGGAAAAAGTAGAAGATGCTTCTAAAAAAGGAGGTAAATCAATCGTTATTAATGGAATGAATCCAATAATGGAAATTATTAGACTTTTTAATAGAGCTTATAAACTACACACAACAGATGTTATTCCAGGAGCTAGAACTGACGGTGCTGTTGATAGATTAACTTATAATGAATATACTAGATTTGGTAGTTCTTCTGGTGCACCTTCAGCAACAGAACATGGTCCTTATAGACATAAAAAGACTTTCAATATTTGGGAAAATGCTGTTATGGATATATTTGCTGATACTAGATTCTCACCAGTATTTGCAAAAGAAACTGTTTTAGACGACGGTGCCGGAAATGTTAGAGAAGGAGCTGGTGTTGCTTTAAGACAACTTATGTTAGATTTATTGGATGGTGATGAACTTTATAAATCGGGTAGTAGTGGTGATTCTGCGGGAGCTCAAAAGAAGGCTATTGAGAAATACTTTGGTGAAACAGCAACAACTTTCTTTGAAACTAACTCAGACGTTCAGTTGGGTATGGTTGATAAGAAAACTGGAAAAAATGATATGGAAATCAATAGTGAAGTTGCAAATTCTATAACTATTTCTAATTTACAATTTGCGAAGTTAAGCTCTGTTACAAATGATGATGTCATAAAAGAAAGTAAATTTAGATTTACTACTTTACAAATGAATGGTAAAGATAAAGATGGTAAAATAGTTCGTTGGTATCTTTTTGTTAATGAGATGGCAAATGATAAATATTATGTTATGATGTCTAAGACAATGGCTTGGTTTAAAAACATGATACAAAGTGAACATCCATCTAATCAGATAAGTAAAGGAGATTCCGATGTAACTCCTGAGTTGAGAGATAGATTAGGAAGTGGTCCATATCCTATTATTCATACAGTTATGACTAAGAAGACTTTAGAAAGTATTGCAAATAATAGAGCTAAAACAATTGAGGTAAAAGGTATAATAAAAGTAGAAGACAAGCCTAAGACTATTACAGAAAACATAACAATAATTAATATAAATTGGTTGGTTCTTAGAGAAATGGAAGATAATAAATTGAAGAGTCAAAGTATTCTTAAATTGGATTCTAAAGAAGGTGTTGCAAATTCTTTAAAAAGTATTAAACCTTCATTTATAAATTACAGAGAGCTTGTTGATAAAAAATATGATGAGGGAAAATTTACCCCAATTGTGAATAAACTGACATGAGATATCTAAGAAAATATGATTTTTTTAAGGAAGTATTGATGACGAGTCACAAAAATAAAATGATTGAAGTAGGAAACGAGCTTAAAAAAGACACTCAATAAATTCAAAGTAAAAAGTAAAAAAAGAAAAAAACCTGTTTTTTCTTTTTTATATATACTATAAATTAAAAAAAATATAAACAATATGGCAATTCAAATTGGAAAATACAAGAGACCAGGAATCTTCTTAGAAGAGTTTGACAAGTCTGTAATCACAAGCCCAGTAGTTGAAGGTATTACAAACCTTGTTATTGGTGTTTCAAGAAAAGGGCCTGTTAATACGCCGATTAGAATAACTACAACTAGTGAGTTGGAGTCTATTTTCGGACAATTAGATAGAGGATTAGAAAGAAAGGGTTCATTCTTTCATAGAACAGTTTCTAAAATGGTGGAAACTGCTCCAGTTTTCGCTATGAACCTTTTAGTAACTGATGATACATTAGATGTTATTGAGTATCAATCTCTATCATCTTCTGCAGCTTCAAGTAATGATATTGAAAGAGAGGGTCCTTATAGAAGATTCTTTGATACTACAGGTTTCTGGAAAAGAGACACCGATTCTTTTATTAATCTTACTAAAAATTCATCAGGTTATTCTGAGAGAGCATTCAATATTACTAACCTTTCGGATAGATATGTTTCTGTTTTCATCTTTAAGTCTACTTTAACTGGTTTTGACAGAACTCTTTTAGAATATTATGGTTCTATTGAGAAATTACCTTCATATGTAAACGCTTTAGATTACGCTTCTGATTATCTTGTTGATGTTGTTATTATCGCAGGTGATTGGTCTAATTATCAAGAGTTAGCAATTGACCCAAGATGGAGTAATTACTTTAGTGCATCTGGTCTTAGAAAAGCTCAAGTTAGAAACTTTGCAGATGATAGAAATATTACAACATTAGCATACTACGAAGGATTGTCATTAATCCCATATTTTAGAGACCTTAACGGTAGAAATATTTTTATTGAAACTACTATTAACAGAGATACTGATAGAACAGGTGTGTTCTGTGCATTTAACAATGATGTAGTTGAAACTGATTACTACAATGGTGTATTAGACTTATTGGGTAATACAATTGCTGATGGTGGTGAAAATGAAATTAACTTCTTATCATATAAAGAAACAATTACTGAAGATGTTAAGATTGTTTCAACACCTCTTGACTTACCGGGTAACGTAACTGCAATGTTAGGTGATTTAGGTCCATCATATGGTTCTTACTCGTATCATTCACAAGATACACACGCTTATGGATTTGACTTGGGTGGTGTCAATAACTTTTCAGAAACTCTATTGACTACTGGTTTAGTTGAAAATCCTGAAAGAACAGCTTGGTTTGGTGAAGGTTCGGTTTACAACGTGGATTTAGTTTCATCTACACCTGCTATCGTTACAGCTACAACATCTATTAGTGTGACATACGGAGCTGGTCCAGGTGCATATGGTGTGATTGGTGATACTCTTATTCCTATCGCTGCAACTGCTACTTTAATTATGAATGCTGGAAATTATCCTTTTAGTACAACTCTAGCAACTTACTCATCAGCTTTTGTTTTAGATACAACTGGAGAGATTTCTGTTGTTAATAGTTTGTCTGTTGGTGTTAATCCAGCGGTTGGTGCTACTGATATCGTTTTAGGATATATCGACTTAGGAGTTGCTTCTCAGTCTTTCGTTTCTCCTTTATCTTTCTCAGTTGAAGATGTGACAATTGAAAATGGTGGATATATTGAACATGAATTTGGAACTTTCTCAACTAGTGATTACTACATTTCTGAAGTTACTGTTGGATCTGGTGTAATTAAAATTGAATTCCCTGGAACAAATGATACACCATCTGTTACAAATTACAAACAATGGAGAAAATTCAAAATGTTTAACAGATTGGTTAATCTAATTGATAGTCCTAACAGAAATAGAATGTCATTGGTATTAAATCCAGTTACATATGAAAAATACAGTTTTGAAAATATTACAATTTCTAATATTGTTCAAAGTTCGGTTTTAAATAAATCATTTAACTTAACTACTGGATTGACAACGGCTCAGTTATATCATATCTTAAATGGTTATTTAGTAATCTATACTGAAGATAATGAATTTATCTTAGGTTCTGAGGGTGTTCAGACTAAATCAGATATGGCTGACCTTAATAACAACAGTGATTCTATTGGTGTTGTTGGTAAATACTCAACATTCTACACTAAAAACTATGATGGTCAAATCAATACAAAAGATTACTTCTTTAGTAATAGATTATTCTTAGACGCATCTGGAGCATCATCTAGTAATTCAAATTTACTTAATACAACAGTTGATGTTTTATTCGTAGATGGTGAAGAAGCAACAAATGGTGGAAACACTCAATCTTGGGCTGGTTATGATTATATCATTTTCAGATCAGATGTTGCAAACTGGGATCTTGAAATTAACTTAGCGACATTTGAACAAGTTTATTTCCCTGATTCTACATTAAATACTGGTTCGTTTACAATTAATAGTAATGAAGTAACTGCTTTTAATGGTAAAACTCCACAACAAATCGCTGGTCTTTTAGGATATGGTAATGGTACAGGTGCTTCTGAGTATTACGCTTACACAGTAGCTGAAGAAGTTGTTTATGAGTCACTTACAGAAGTATCAAGAATGTATGATTATCTTGTTAGACATTATTTGAGAATGTATGTAGATAATGATGCTACATTATATGTTGAATTTAAAGATTCTGATTTAGCAACTGACGTTGATGTTGCGGCTTTAGCAAACAACACTTTCTATGTTAAATCTGAAAAATCAAATTTCAAACAAACAGTAGAGATTGAAATTCCATCTGGATATGTTCAAGTTCCAAATAAAGTTTTGATTAACGGATCTAGATATTCAGAAGTAAAAGTTGGTGATTTCTTAGAAGCTTACTACGATGCTACCACATTACAAACTGGTCAATATCCAAGAAAACTTACAAGAATCTTGTCTAAAAGACAATACTCTGGTGATGCTTCTTTAACTGAAGTTACTTGTGATTCAAGAATCGCTACAAGATTCTCTGGAGGACAACTTCAAACACAAAGATACTCAACTGTTGACCAATATGCTACGACTTATAAGGTTCTTTCTCTTAAAGGATTTAGAATCAGAAATGCTTCTTTACCTGATGGAACTGAAGCTAGACAAAACTCTGTTTTGAACTTAGTTGCTAAAGGAACTCCATTGTTTAAATCATTGACTAACAAAGAAGCAATTGACTTTAGATATTTAGTTGACGCATTTGGTTTAGGTCTTGCTGAAAAGAGTAAACAACAATTACTTGATATCTGTGGTGATAGATTAGACGCATTTGGATTCATTAATATGCCATCTGCGAGAATGTTTAAAAACTCTTCTTCACCAACATTCGTAAACACAGAAGGTGTGTTACAAATGGAATATGTTTCTAAAGGTGGTGACCCTGAAAGTAATCCAGCATTCCTTTACTCATTTGGAGAAGGAGCAGGAACAACTTGTGTGGGTTATTTCTTCCCTTATGTAAACATTAATGATAATGGTAGACCATTGGACCATCCACCAGCACCATTTGTTGCGACTACTTATATGGCTAAACATATTTCAAATGTTGGAAATGTTACTCCTTGGACAATCGCGGCTGGTGTTACAAATGGTAGAATTACTGGAATCAATTCAATTGAACAAGATTTCACACCAGAGGATATCGAATATTTGAATCAAGCACAAATTAATCCACTAGTATTCAAAAGAAATAGAGGATTCATTATCGAAACTGAGAACACAGCTCAAACACTTGTTAAGTCAGCTCTTTCTTACATCCACGTAAGAGAAGTTCTAATCGAACTTGAAAGAGAATTATCAAGAATGTTGTTAGACTTCCAATGGAAATTTAACACAGCTGATATCAGATCAGATATTAAATTAAGAGCAGATGTTATCTGTGAAACTTATGTAAGTAAGAATGGTTTATATAACTACTTCAATAAAATGGATGAGGAAAACAACACTCCTGAGATTATTGACAACCAAATTGGTGTTCTTGATACATATGTTGAACCGATTAAAGGTATGGGTATCATCGTAAACAATGTAACAATTCTTAGAACAGGAGCTATCGCAGCTGGTGGATTCATCAACGGATAATCTTTAAGAAAAATAATTTAAAAACCCTCGACCTAAAAAGTTGAGGGTTTTTTTATTTAAATCAAACTTTTTAGTGAATTTAGATTATAATAGAGGAGATAATATATGTAATATATAAAAAAAATAATCTAAATTATATGTCAAATAAAAATAATGAAATGTCGGAAGAGGATTACCTAAAAAGACATTTACAAGACTTAGACCAAGGTCAAAAAGAAGCTTCTGGTGATATTCCTTTTGTGGAGAACCCACAGGTGAATAGAACAAGTGACTTACAATATTTCAATATGGATATCAGAGAGTTACCTTGTGGTCAATTCTATCCTACAGGAACACTATTTATGGTTCGACCAGCACAAGTTAGAGAAATTCAATCTTATGCAATGGTAGATGACAACAATTTCTATGATATTGTTGAAAAAATGAATGATATGCTTCAAGCATGTGTTCGTATTAAATATCCTGATGGGAAAATAGGTTCTTATTTAGAGATTAAAGACCAAGACAGATTATTTTTAATTTTCTTAATTAGAGAGTTGACATTCCAACAAGGAAATGCGTTAGCTGTTACTGTTAAGTGTGGTTGTGGTCAGGAGTTGAAAGTTGAATTAGTAAGAAATAACTTTGTTTTCCATGAAATGGATGAGAAATTAGAAAAATATTTTAATATCGGAACAAAAACATATCAGTTTAAAACTATAAATGGTAAATTCTTTGATTTGACTCCACCAAATATCGGACTTCAAAAATCTTTCACTGATTATATCATTCGAGAAAATCAAGATAAGAAAACTCCAAACTTAGCCTTTTTGAAAATTATTCCTTTCTTAATGGCTGGAAGAACTTCAATTACTATTGATGGTGTTAAGTCAAAAGTAAAAGAGTTTGAAGAAATGGATGATATTTCTTTCCAGTTCCTTAATGCAGCTGTTGGAAAGATGACTATTGGTATTTCTGAATTAAAATCAACTTGTGAGTGCGGTGAGGAGGTCCGCACAGATATGCAATTTCCCAACGGAGCCGCAGGTATTTTCGTTGTTCCAGATGCCTTTGACGCATATATTAAAGAATAAGTTATTACTTCAAAAACACTGGAGATTACAAGAATCTGCAATTGATATGTGGCCATTCTTTTTATTAGAAGAGAACATCAAACTTGTTAATGAACTTGCCGAGGAAGAAGATAACTCTCGTAAGAAACAAGAAGGTGAGCAATCTAAAGGAATGCCAAACTACGATGGTATGATGAAAAATATGAGTACTCCTAATCTTGGAAACTTTAGTATGCCAAGCTTCTAATTACAAACATTATAAAACAAAAAAACCCATCAAAATTTTTGATGGGTTTTTTATTTGTATTATTATTAATATCCAGAAACCAATGGTGGTTCGATTCTGAAACTTTGGTCGATATACTCATCAATAAAGTAGTCAGCTACGAAGTCTAATGCAACGTTTTCAATAATAGCGTTAGAGCTCCAGTCTAAAGAGTATCCACCAATTTTCTTTAATTGTACGTTTTGGAAAGTTACTCTTCTTAAAACTACACCTTTTTTATCATGTTGGTTAACAATAACTGTTCCGATGATGTCAGATTTATAGTGAAGTGCACCATTTTGAGAGTTAAATACTAAATCATACCATGCTTTCATTGTATTCCAAGTCTCCATAGAACCAGCTTGATTCACGTTTACTTGCATTGGAATAGAAAATGCCACATCCGTTTTTGTCGGAGGAGCCATGAATAATCTTGTAGAGTATTTAAATCTCTGAGTTTTTTCTGCAACGTCGAATTCAGTTAAGTTCAAGTCGATTTTAGTTGCGTTTTGTAGCAATAAGATAGGGTCTCTTCCCTGTGCTTGTAAGATAACTGGTAAGATAAAAGTTATCTCAAACAGGTTTAGGTAAGCTACTTCATCAGGTAGAGTTCCTGGTCCACCCGGTGATCCGGCATTTGTCACTTGTGTAAAATGTGGTAGTGGCATATTTTTTTAATTATTTTTTGTACTTTATATATTTTTCATGGTTTTACCTCTAACCCATTTTACTTCAAATATGTTGTAAATTTTGCCTTTTCCACTTTTTGAATTTAATAGATAATTTATGGATTGTAATTATAGATACTGTGGTAAGGAAATAAAATATGGTAGACCTGATAGAAAGTTTTGTAATAAGAATTGTAAATCAAAAGAAAAGTCAATTATAAAAGAATTAAATGCTTTAAACAGAAAAAGTAAAAAAAGTAAAGACTTTATACTTAAATCGGAAATTAAACATAACAATAAGTATAATTATGACTTAGTCCTTTATGAAAACTGTAGAACCAAAATAAAGATAATATGTCCTATTCATGAAATATTTGAGCAAACACCAGACGCTCACTTATATTCGGGTAGTGGTTGTCAGAAATGTGCTAGGGAAGCTAGAAGAAAAACTCAAATAAACGAACAAAGTGATTAGTAAAACTATTTTGTGTTTTTAGACTATAAATATTAAGTAAAAAAGTATATTATAATATGGCAAAAATTTACCTAATAGGTGATACACACATTGGATTGGGTTATCCTAATTCAGTTGATAAGTGGTATAAAGTTCACAGAGAATACTTTCAAGATTTTCTTATTCCAACTCTGAAAAAAAGAATTCAACCTGGAGACATCATAGTTCATTTAGGTGACTTATTTGATAATAGAAATGTTATTCCAATTAATCTTCTTAATTATGGAATGGATGTGGTTGAAGAGATATCAAAGATAGCTCCTCTTCATATCATTATTGGAAATCACGACCTTTGGTCTAAATCAGCTTCAGAAATTAATTCAATTAGACCTTTTAGATACATTCCTAATGTTACTATCTATGATAAAGTAACTAAAATTGAATGGAATGGTAAGAAAATTCTAATGATGCCTTATATTGAAAAGAGAATCGAACAAATAAAAAATATTGATGAAAATAGAGATTGTGATTATTTGTTCTGTCACTCTGATCTAAATGGTTGTAGAATGCACCTTACTTCAGTTGCTCATAAAAACTCTGATAAAATTGATATTGAAAACTTTTCAGCATTCAAAGGAGTTTACTCAGGTCATATACATTTAGTTCAGACTAATAAAAACTTTACTTTTGTTGGTTCGATTTTTCAAATGGATAGAAATGATTATGGTGACCAAAAAGGAATTTTCGTTATAAATACTGATGATAACAGCGAAGATTTTATTCCAAATAAAGTTTCACCTGTATTTAAAAAAGTAAGAGTTACTGATGAGGATGGTGTTCAAACACTTGAAGCATTAAAAGATTCTAAAGATTATATTGATATTGCTATATCTAATAATTTACTTATATCTAATAGAAAATTAAGAAGAAAGTTGGAAGTTATCTTAGAAAAGAGTAATTTTGCTTCTGTTGAATATATTGACGATATCACAAAAGAGTTACAAGATGATGAACTCAATGAGTCAATTGAAATAGATGAAGAAACTATGGATATTTCAATTTCATTAGATTATGAAGATTATGTTAAAGAGTATATTCTAAAACAAAAATATGATAATGATAAATTCAAATCTGGAGTTATTTCAGAATTTGATGAAATAATTAAGATTTATAAAGATAATTATAACGCACAAAACGATTAAAATGGACCCTATTGAAGTGTATAACAGATGTTTATCTGAAAAACCGTATTCTAAGGAGCTTAAAATATATTCTAAAAGATATTTACAACGAGTTGTTCAAGAGCTTGTTATTATTGAAGAGTATGAAAAATGTATAGAGTTGAATAAATTTATCAAAAATAGATTTATTTTACCAGTTTTGTTAGATTGATTTTTAAATCACCACTTCCTTTTATTAGTCTGTGATAAACACCCATTGGTATAAGAACTTTATCTATTACTTTAGGTAGTTCGTTATCTATTTGAATCATCCAATCTGTATCACCAATAGATTCAACAATACGATTTTCGTAGTCTCTATGCCACATAAACTCTCCAGAGTCAGTATCTTGTTTGAATTCTCTAATAAATTCATTATCACTTAATTTAGTTTCTTGAAATGGGAGTGTCATACACCTAATTTTCATTTAATCAATAGTTCTTTTTGGCACCATTGTATATCCTGTATTTTTATCAGTGAATGGAAGTCTTTTGATAACTTTAAATTTAGATACTTTACTAAGAGGTATGTTTTCTGGCTCATCTGATTTCTTATCCGAAAGGGATCCACAATGGTATATCTTTGTTTCCTTTTTGTCATTCCAATCAAAATATATGTAATATATCTTTTTTGAGACATCATCATATGCGATATCACCAGATTTTGGAGTCAAATCTTTGTTTTTAGCTATCAGTTTTTTAAGATGTTCTGGATCGAAATTTATCAAAGACTCTGGATTTCCCTTTTTCCAAAATTCAAACCAGGGTCCTATTTTCAATTCAAGATCTGGATCGACCTGTAGAAAATCTTTGGATACCATTTTGGTCGATACGAAATTCTTAACCACCTTATCTATATCTTCTTTATAATTCTTATCAAAGACTAAAACAGATTGGTCTGTAAGTATCGACATAAACTGATTGTCTTGTATTATTTTAGACCATAGTTTTTTGGCGGCAATCTTTGCGATTACATTACTAGATGCGTATCCTAAATACTTTATAAACTCTTTGTATATCAAAATACCAAGTCCAGTTCCTTTAGACTCTGGTGGAATACCGGGAACAAAATGCAATCTATTATTATGATAGTTTACTTTTGATATGACTAGATATCTTTTATCATGATCTTGTTCTTTTGAGTAGTCTCCTAAAAAAGGATACTTTTTCACTATATCTTCCGGAAAGATAACTCTGTAGAGGTCTTCTCCGTCACCTTTTTCCAACATTTCAAATTTTATTTTAATGTTAGTTATGTCTTTTGGATCTACCTTTGGTGCTTCAGAAAAAGAACCTTTAGGGGATTTAGTTATATTCAACCAAGACCCTTCTTTTGGAGTAATCAGTTCCTTTATAAATTCTGTGTATTTTATTAATGTCCTCATATATTATATTAATATAATTTTTTTAATTTAATTTTCAAATCTTCTGTGCCTTTTATTAATCTATGGTAAGCACCCATTGGTATAAATACTTCTCCCCTTATTTGTTTAGGTAATTCATTATCAATTTGAATTAACCAATCTGTATCACCAATAGATTCAACAATACGATTTTCATAATCTCTATGCCACATAAATTCACCAGAATCAGTATCTTGTTTGAACTCTCTGATAAATTCATTATCACTTAATTTAGTTTCTTGAAATGGGAGTATCATACACCTAATTTTCTTTTTAAATTTTCTAAATTTTGAATAAATTTAATCTTAGTATCAGGTCTTTCATTCTCAACCGGTGTTAAATCTTTATTGATAAAATCTATATGTGTGCCATTTGGTGAAACTTTTGGTGTAGAACTATCATTTCTAATATCACCTATTTTACTATCAAGTGATTGAGAAATTTGTTTTAATAAATCTACTCCATAATAATTATTGATATCACTGGAGGTTGACTTATTTAACCATCTATCTGGTTCATATATTCCAAAAAATGGATACCATTTTCCACTAGTTACATCTTTTTTACCACCATGTCCGGATGATAAATAAAATGGAACGTGAATTCCATTAACATTAAAGACAACTATTTTTCTATCAGCATAATCAATAATCTTAGACTTTCCAGAAATTTTATTTTTAGGATCTAATCCACCGGTTTGGGGATCTTTTGCATATGTTTCATACGGAATCTCTAATCTAGTGGCAGTTATACTAGATTCAAATAATTGATATGTTTTTAAGTATTTCATTCTATTATTTCTGGTAATATTTTAGATAGGAAGTCTTTTATAAAATCAACCATCTCATTTTTATATATTGGTATATATTTTAATGGATAAGTATAATATTTATTCAAGTGATTTATA